CCCTGGTAGCCAAGACCCTAACCACCGCGAAGGTTGGTACTTCAAGAACGCAGGCCCTGTCGGTACCGCGCAAAACAAAGTAAACTGGTACTTCTTTGATGGACAAGCAGAGAATGTTACCCTTGGCGATTTCTCTGGATACGCTGTTGTCACTATGGACAGCCTTGTAAGTAAACCTCACATGGCAGTCTACACGGTTCCTGGTGCTTCGGGTAACGCAGCAAGCTGGTACCGTTCTAGGAAGACTTTCATCATCAACCCAGCTGATACTGTGGTTGCTGGTAAAAAGTATCTCGTGTACTTTGGTAGCGACCCCAAGGTTCATCCTGAACTTCCACGTTTGCAGATGATTGTTGCTCCTGCTCCAAGTGCTCCTGTTGGACCTTTGGCAAACAGCGAGCGCATCTTGACTGCTGTGTTTGGTTCGGACTCTGCAACAGCTATCAACAACTGTCAATTCGTGGCTGAGTCACTCGGTGTTTTCTCCCCCTCGGTTAAACGCAAGATTAGCCTCCGTATCCGTAAGGCTTCGCAAAGCGAAGTTGAAGCATACGACAGTCGTCTCGACATAATCGAAGGTGCAGGCGAAGGCTCTGTTGCCAAAGCTGAAGCCGACGCTAAAGCACATGCTGATTCGCGCATCGCAAACTCAACTAAGCAAGAGCTGTTCACCATTACGTCTGAAATGCTTTCGACTGGGTCTATCACGTTGAGCCACAAGACTCTCGTTGAAAACTCGCTGGTTATGCACCTCGGTCGCTTGGCTCTGTTTGACGGAGAAGATTTCACCATCTCAACAAATGCAAGCGGTTATGCCGTCTTGACCTTTGCTGGTGAGCTTCTTCCTGCAGGAAACCTTGCACTCGAAGTTGGTGACCAGATTCGCGCTCAGTACATGATTCTCAGCTAAGAAGTAGTTACCTAGCTTAGCCTGGCCCTGCAGAAATGCAGGGCTTTTTTATTTTCTAAAGAGAGGACTTGACCGCTCAGTCAGCGTAGGATATACTACAAAAACCACTCTAATTTCATAGAGTTGGATGGAGGAGTACCTATGCAACGGACAGCACAGATTCTTTCCGACCTTGCCTTCTACCGCACCTACAGCCAAGTGTTACCATCCGGCAAAAAAGAAACGTGGAACCAAGTTGTTGACCGCTATCAGCAATTCATGCTTGACCAATTCGGCTCAAAACACCATGACCTTATTGTCGATTCTTGTAAATTTGTACGTAACCGCTTGATTGTACCCAGCATGCGCATGCTTCAATTTGCTGGAGAAGGTTTAAGTCGTGAGAATATGCGTGCTTACAATTGTTCCTTTGTAGCCATTCAGACACCAAAGGATATTGCGGACATCTTCTACGTACTCATGAATGGTACAGGTGTAGGCTATTCTATTCAACGCCACCATACCCAGAATCTACCTGTAATTCCAGAGACATCCACAGAAAATCCACCTATTCACATTGTCGGAGATTCGCGTGAAGGCTGGGCAGATTCCATTGCACAACTCTTCAAAGACCCTAACAGCATATTTAATTACTCTAAAGTACGTGCAAGTGGAACTAAACTTTCTACTGGAGGTACTGCCTCTGGTCCTGAGTCACTCCGTACAGCCCATGAGAATATTCGCCGCGTTTTGTCTAACGCCGTTGGAAGAAAGCTCAGACCAATCGAAGTACATGATATTGTTTGCTACATTGCTGACGTAGTTGTCGTGGGCGGTGTCCGTCGTGCAGCTCTTATCTCTCTCTTTGACCAAAACGATGAGGAGATGATGCTGGCCAAGGCAGGAGCCTGGTGGCAACGCAATCCTCAACGGGCAAGAGCTAACAACTCAGCTGTGCTTATTCGTGGCAAGTCTAACTACATTCACTTCAAAGACACACTTCGCGCATGCCTTGAGTCAAACGCAGGAGAGCCAGGCGTATTCTGGACAAGCGATGTAGACTATGGAACAAACCCGTGTGCCGAGATTAGTCTGCAATCTCACGGCCTTTGCAACCTCACGGAAATCAACGTAGCCGCTTGTGAGAACGAGTTTGACTTTGCACGCGCCGCGTACCACGCAACTGTGCTTGGTACTTTTCAGGCTGCACTCACAAATTTCAACTACGTAAATCCACGCTGGAAAAAAGTAGCAGAGGAAGACGCACTACTCGGCGTCAGTATGACGGGACAGGCTCAACGCTGGCAACAACTCCAAGAGTGGGACCTCGCTGAGACGGCAGACATGACCAAACTTTGGAACAGCGAGTTGGCCAGAGAGCTGGGAATTAAGCCCGCTGCACGCATTACGACAACTAAGCCATCTGGTACTACCTCTACAGTTTTGGGCACGACTGCGGGCATCCACGGGGCCTTTTCGCCGCACTACCTGCGACGTGTCCGCATCGCACAAGATGACCCGCTGGCTCAGTATCTGGCAGAGCGTCTTCCATCCGAGCTAATCGAGGTAGACCAATTCCAGCCCAGCCTCTATTGCATCGCACTGCCAATCGAAATGCAGGGCATCGTGGCAAGCCAAGAGACGTGCGTTGAACAGCTGGAACGGGCCAAGTACATTCACGACAACTGGATTAAACCAGGCCATAACCGTGGACCCAATACGCACAACGTCAGCTTGACCTGCTACTATCGCGCAGGTACTCAGGACGAGAAAGACTTGGACGTGTGGATGTGGAACAATCGTCAGCACTACTCTGGCATCTCGCTTCTGCCTCTAGACACGAACACCTATGTGCAGGCTCCCTATGAAACTATCTCGAAGGAACGCTACGAGGAGTTGGCGGCAAAAGTTGTGTCTTGCGAAATAGATGCAAGTGAGATAATCTACGAGCAGAAGCATGACCTCCGTACACAAACTTCGGGATGTGAAGGGGACAGGTGTTCAATTCTCTAACATAGAAAGTCAGAAGATGAGTAAAGAACCTGAGCAAAGACACATATTTATCTATCTGACTTCAATCATTCACTGGGTAGGCGCAGGTGTTACCATCGGACTTCTTTATAGTCTTTTTAATATTCCTGTTATTGCTGTTGTTAGCTTGCTAATTCTTTGCTTCCTTGTCTTGCCCCCCATCGTCCGTGTCGTAGACGGAGATGAGCCAGATGAGCAATGACCTGCACCTAAAGAAGATGGCACTAGCTATACGCCGACTGAATAAGTTGGAGCAGGCTACTGCCATCGACCCAAACAACCTAAATGCAAAACCATCCGCAAAGCAGCAAGATATTCTTGACTCGTTTGGTAAACACAAGATTACGATTGTTCGCGGAGGTAACCAAAGTTCCAAGACTACACTTGGTGCTCGTACCTTTAGTTGGATGCTTAGCGAGACTCATCCAAACTGGAAACGCCCGGCAGAGTGGGGAACAGAGCGACTACAGATTCTGGTACTTGGTAAGACTGGTAAAATTATTGAGGAATCTCTCTACTACCGTATCAAGAGTTACCTGGACCCATCAGAGCTACATGAGTTTCGCGCAGGAAACATCTTACAAAAGGTTGTGCATAAACCTACTGGCAACACTCTCTTGTTCCAATCCTACGAGAACGTGAATCAAGCCCGTGAGCGTATCCAGTCCTATACGGCACACGCTGTATGGATTGACGAAATGCCCAGCTCGCTCGACCTTTTCAACGAGGCCCTGCGTCGTATCCAAAAGAATGAAGGCTACTTTTGGGCCACATTTACGCCTCTTATCGTGAATAATGACATACGTTCTTTCTGTGATAACCTACCGGATACACAGGGAGTTATGTTCAAAATTCACATGTTTGACAACCCCGTTTATACGCCAGATAAACAGCAACTTATTCTTCAAGAAATGTCCCTGTACCCGGAGCATATTCGTAGGTGTCGTCTTGAGGGTGAATGGATGAGCGCCGAGAGTGCCGTCTACTTCATCGACCCGCAAATCATGGTTCGCGCACCAGAGAACTACAGCCCGGGCTGGCGACATGTAGAGTCGTCTGACCCTGCCATTACTACCTCACACGGCATGACTGTCTGGGCAGAAGACCCGAGCACAGGTCGCTGGTATTGCGTAAAGGCAGAGTATCTCTCGGGACTTAGAGATACGGCTGACTATGCTATGGTAGTTAAACAAAAGACAGCAGGCTACAATATTGTCCGTCGCATCTATGACTCCGCAGCTCCGTGGTACGAGGGTGCAGCTTCCAAGCTGGGCATGAAGTACACCGCTGTCGAGCATAAGGCTCACCGTAAATTGGAAATGATGAAAAATCTTCAGATGACGTTGGGGCATACCCTATTCATTGCACCTTGGTGCCACGACCTTATT